GGTGACGGACACGATGATGTAGCGGCAGGCGACGGTCAAAACGAAGACCTTAGCAATGCAATGGCTGCTTATAGTGCCGCTATAAGTCAGACAAAAGATATTAAATTATCAACAAAGTAAAATAAAAAGGGAGATAAAATAACATGTATTTATCAGAACAATACGAAAAAAAATGGCAGCCTGTGTTAGAGCACCCTGATTTACCAAAAATCGGAGACTCTTACAAACGTGCCGTTACGGCTACTATCTTGGAAAACCAAGAAAGAGCTATGAAGGAGGACAGCGCATTTTTAAGTGAAGCTGCTCCTACGAATAATACTGCTGGAACTTCAAATTGGGATCCAATTTTAATTTCATTAGTACGAAGAGCAATGCCAAACCTTATCGCATACGATATTGCTGGTGTTCAACCAATGACTGGTCCAACAGGACTTATTTTCGCAATGAGATCAAGATATACTTCTGCAACTGGTGGTGAAGCACTATTTGACGAAGCTGACACTGATTACTCATCTAGAAATGCTGCTGGCGATTCAGTTACTCACGATGGTGTTACTGAGCATAGAGGAACTAATCCTTCTGTTCTTAATGACGCACCGGCTGGCGAGTATACTAGAGGTCAAGGTATGACTACAGCTGCGGCTGAGGCATTAGGCGACGCTACTGCAAACGCATTTGCTGAAATGGCTTTCTCAATTGAGAAAACTACAGTGACGGCGAGAAGTAGAGCTCTTAAAGCAGAATATACTATGGAACTTGCTCAAGATTTAAAAGCAATCCATGGCTTAGACGCTGAAACAGAACTTGCAAACATTCTATCTGCTGAAATCCTTGCGGAAATCAACAGAGAAGTTGTAAGAGCTGTTTATATCAATTCAGAAAAAGGCGCTGCTACAAACACAACTACTGCTGGTGTATTTGATTTAGATACAGACTCAAACGGTAGATGGTCAGTTGAAAGATTCAAAGGTCTTATGTTCCAATTGGAAAGAGACGCAAACAGAATCGCACAAAGAACAAGACGTGGAAAAGGTAATATGATTATCTGCTCTGCTGATGTTGCTAGTGCTCTTCAAATGGCTGGTGTTTTAGATTACACGCCTGCATTAAACAACAATCTAAACGTTGACGACACTGGTAGCACATTCGCTGGTGTATTAAACGGTAGATTTAAAGTGTACATTGATCCATATAGTGCTAACTCAAGCGCTAGTCAATATTACGTTGTCGGTTACAAAGGTACTTCACCTTATGACGCTGGTATGTTCTATTGTCCGTATGTTCCATTACAAATGGTTCGTGCTGTTGGTCAAGATACTTTCCAACCAAAAATTGGATTTAAAACTAGATACGGTCTAGTTGCTAATCCTTTTGCGGAAACTGGTGCTGCTTCGGGTGCTGTAACTGGAATCACTGATTCTGGTACACCTAACTCAAACAGATATTACCAAAAAGTTAAAGTATCAAACATAATGTAATCANTGTTTAATTGNANANANATTAAAAAGGGGGCTTCGGTCCCCTTTTTTTTTGGCCTAAATAATCATATGCTTAAACTCTTTATATATTTTTGGATATTAATGATAGTAATAGCGCTTGGTCTAGGTTATATACACGGAAACCTAGCTTTTTAAACACGTATAAATATTGTTATGATTGATGAAAAAGAATATATGAAATATAAACCTGCCAAAGAAGGCAGTTTTAAATCATATGCACCAAGTATTATCAAAGGTATGGGACCGAGGTTCAGCAATCGCTATGAATCTAAACTATTTCCAGCAAGTAAAGTAAATTTAGATTTATCTCATAGATGTCCATTAGAATGTCCTAGATGTTCAAGACAAATGCATTGGAGAAATAAAGGTAAAAGAGTACCAGGTAGAGATATAACAATAGAAGAATTTGAAAAGATTCTTGATTACTTTGACAGAATACAATTTTGTGGTCAATACTCTGATCCTATACATCACCCACACTTTATTGATTTCTTAAAAATGATACATGATAGAAAGAAAATAAGTCAAGTACATAATGCCTCTACACATAAACCAGATAGTTTTTTTATCAAAGCATGGGAAACAAATCCTGAAGCTCAATGGTGGTTTGGTATAGATGGTCTTCCTAAAGATAGTCACAAATATAGAGTACATCAAGATGGTGAATTGCATTTTAAAAGAGCGATCATGTCTAAAAAATATTTAAAAAAAACACCAATATGGCAAATGATAGTTTTTAGATATAATCAAAATTCAATAAAAGAATGTGTTAAACTGGCTGAAGATAATGGAATAGTTTTTAATTTAATAAATAGTGGTAGATGGTTAGGTCCAGATGATTGGTTAATGCCTGAAAATAAAACAGAGTCAAGAGGTGACTATGCTGAAACATGGGATCCTAAAGACAATAATCTAGTTGGGGCGGCACCAGATGTTATTATGAATGCGAATCCAGATGGTTCAAGGTATCAACACCCTACATTAAAAGATGGCTCTAATTATTTAGGTTTACCCGAACATATAAAAAGAGACGACTTAAAGAAAAGAAAAAATGACAGAGATTAAATTAAATTTTCCACATGTAACAGAATATAATAAATATGGAAAAATAAGTGAAGAAAATAAATTTCCTAACCAGGAAGATACTAAAATAGAACCTATGTGTATTAAGGGTAATATGAATCTTGCTATTACAAATAGAGGTCAATTAATACCATGTTGTAGATGTGATACAAATGAAAATATGACCGATCCAGAATTTAAAAAAATGATAGACGCAAGCCAACTAAAAGATTATAAAAGTATAGATGATATAATTGAATCGAATGTTTGGAAACAATTTTATGACCAACTAAAACAAAATAGAGGTCCTAAAGCTTGCTGGGATACTTGTCGTACTAATAAACCAGAAGAAGATAAACAAGAAATGGTGTTTGCTGATAAAGATGGTAAGCTAAAAGTATGGGAAAGAAAATAAATAAATATGTTTATGAAAAGTTTATTGAGAACAATATTAGGAATACTACTTGTAATAGTTTGTATTAAAGTTATAATGCTACTAGTTATCTTGTGTTATGTTGGATTTATTGACAACAATTTATTCAATAAACCTACAGATAGCTCAGTAATAATTGAAAAGGTTGAAAAGGAGACAGATAAATAGTAATATGAATGATTGGACAAAAGAGTTTATAAACAAACACACAGCCAGAGGTTCACATAGGTGGGCATTTTGGTGTGAAGGAATAATAATAGGTTTAATAATAGGAATTTTAATACTATGACAACAGCAATGGATAGACAACCAACGAAGTTAGATTACGCTAGTCCAACACAATTTAAATTTAGCATAATGAAGTTACCTAAAGTAGAATATTTTTGTACTTCAGCTAATATACCTGGCATTGCATTGGCTGATACTCAAACACAACCAACACCACTTAAAGATATACCTTTACCTGGTGACAAGTTAAATTACGAGAGACTTTCTATTTCATTTTTAGTTGATGAAAATTTAGAAAATTATAGAGAGATACATGGTTGGTTAAGAGGCTTAGGATTTCCAGGTGACCATAAAGAACATGCAAATCTTTTAAAAAGTGGTAATACTAGATTTCCTGGTAGTACATCAAACATATTAGGTGACGCTGGCCGATCAAAATATGCACCACCAAAAACAGGTGGTCTTTTTTCGGATGCTACGTTATCTGTACTATCAAATAAAAACAATTCAGTTGTAGAAGTTAGATTTAGTGATGTATTTCCTATTTCATTAACTGGTCTTCCTTACAATCAACAAGCAACAGATGTTGATTATTTAACGGCGTCTGTTACGTTTGACTATAAAATATATGATTTTGCTGTAACAGGATCATCAAAAACAACTATTACAACATCTTAATCAGACTTTACTTTTAAAGGTTTTTGTGATATAATAATGTGAAAAGGATAAATTATGACATTGGAAGAATTACAAGAAATTGCTGAAAAAGATTTAAAGATTAATGATATTGAATTAGATATAGCGTCTTTACAAACACCTCAAATACACAATAAGTTTTTAAAATTTTTAACTAAATTTAAGTTATTATTAGTACGTGCTGAAGATGAGTTTAGAACAATTAAAAGGGATAAGTGGGAATATTACACAGGTAAATCAGACCCACAAGTTTATATACTTAAACCTTTTCATTTAAAAATACTTAAAGCAGATGTAGGACAATATATTGAAGCTGATCCAGAGTGGCAAAAAGCAAATCAAAAAGTTAAGTATCTAGAAGCAGTTGTAGATTTTTTAGATAGATCATTAAGACAAATCTCCAATAGAACATTTACTATCAAGAACGCAATAGACTGGAAAAGGTTTACTAGTGGAGCTGTATAATGTATTTAACTAATAACAATTGCGTTTCAATTTCAAAATTCAATCAAAACTATTGTAGTANTATAATAGAAAATTCAGATAAATTAAGATTAAAAAAAGCCGCTATACAAGACGGCAATAATANGAATAGAAGTTCCAAGGTTGCATGGATTAAGGAAAATAATCAATTATATAAAGATATGGAAGATGTTATCTTTAATCATAATGTAAAAGCAGATTGGAATTTTAATATAAAAGAATTTGAACCCTTTCAGTATACAGTATACGAAGAAGGAGACCATTATGATTGGCATATAGATTCACATATTAAGCCTTACCCTAATGGTTTTATTAGAAAGATAAGTTTTACTTTATGTTTAAATGAAGATTACGAGGGTGGTGAATTAGAAATAGCTAATTTAAATCCTAAAGGAATCAATAAGAATATACATTTTAAAACTAGATTTACAACTGGTACAATTGTAACCTTTCCATCATTTATGTGGCATAAAGTACATCCGGTGACCAAAGGAATAAGAAAAGTTTTGGTAGGTTGGATTGTAGGTCCACCTTTTGTGTAATGCCAGATATAAGATACATCATAGTAGACAAGGTAAACGAAGTTTATTTAAAGATAGAAGCTGACGCCTCTATACGTAGAGAGTTATCAGAATATTTTTGCTTTGAAGTGCCAGGTTATAAGTTTGTTCCTGCCTATAGAAACAGAGTATGGGATGGAAAGATAAGATTATTTTCTTATGCAACTGGTCAAATTTACGCCGGTTTATATCCTTATATACTTAAATGGTGTGATGATAATAAGATACAAGTAGTAGATGGTGCTAAAATAGTTGATACTAAAGTTGATTTAGAATTGGTAGATAAGTTTACAAAAGCACTTAAAGTACCTATGGAAATAAGAGATTATCAAAAGGAGGCCTTTATCCATGCAACACAAAAGAATAGATGTTTATTATTATCTCCAACAGCCTCTGGTAAATCACTTATAGTTTATATGTTAGTGCGTTATAATATGATAAGACTAAAAGAACAAAACAAAAAGATACTTATTATAGTGCCAACAACATCATTGGTTGAACAATTACATAAAGATTTTAAAGAATATGGTTGGACACCAGAGAAAAATGTACATAAAATATATCAAGGATATGAAAAAGATACAGATAGAAATGTAGTAATATCTACATGGCAATCAATATACAATCAACCTAAAAAATGGTTTCAACAATTTGGTATGGTAATGGGTGATGAAGCACACTTGTTTAAAGCAGTTTCACTTACAAAAATAATGACTAAATTAGAGAAGTGTAAATATAGAATAGGTCTTACAGGTACTTTAGATGGTACAAAAACACATAAGTTNGTATTAGAAGGATTGTTTGGTGCTGTAAATAAGGTAACTTCAACAACAGAATTACAAGAGAATAAACAGTTAGCCGATTTAAAAATTATATGTTTAGTATTACAACATGACAAAGATGTTAGACATATGTTAAAAGACAAAACGTACCAAGAAGAAATGGATTATTTGGTACGAAGTGAAAAAAGAAATAAGTATATAAGAAACTTAGCCTCTAGTTTACAAGGCAATACTTTATGTTTGTTTCAATATGTAGAAAAACATGGAAAGGAGTTATATGAATCAATTAAAACAAAAGCTGTTGACAAACAAGTATTTTATGTCCACGGTGGAGTGGATACAGGCGATAGGGAAAAAATACGAGAAATTACCGAAAAGTCTGACGGAGCTATTATCGTTGCAAGTTATGGGACTTTCAGTACAGGCATTAATATACGGAACTTGCATAACATTATTTTTGCTAGTCCTAGCAAGTCACGGATAAGGAACTTACAATCTATTGGAAGAGGATTAAGATTAAAAGA